AATCTGATAGATTGGTATAAAAGTCATAAAACTGACGACGTTGTGCTGCCGACAAATTAGTGCCCTGTATTTCACCAAGAAATCTCTTATTAGTAAAAACAGGGTTACCTTCTTCATCAAAAGTCACGTCCGTTAGTGTAACCGGCGTCGTAGTTGGAAACATAGGCTGTTCCCCTACAAGCTGCTGGTCTCCGCCTTGTAGGTATTTAAAAGGGTTCATCATGTTCAACCCTTCACCAAGACCACTCCAAAGTCTATCTAAAAAGGTCTGTTGGCCAGCTTCTGTTTTATCAGAAACTTCTTCCGTGGGTTTAGTTTTATCTCGTAACGTACCGTAGACCTCACCTTCCCGTTCTTCGCCCTCGTTTATGTATTCTTTAAACAAGACATTAGGACGCTCTTCATAGATTTTATCCAGAACACGATTAATCAACGTGCCCATTCCATTTCTTCTTATGGGCTTGCCGTTAGTGTCTAACTTTAAAGTACCGTCCGGGTTTTTAACGTGTGTTGATAAAAAGAATTCTGGTCTGTTTGACCAAATTCGATCAGCAACGTTTCCTGCAAGTCCTTCTAAACCGCGTAAGGGGTTCGTAAGAAAATCCATTGTGCCCTCACCAACCGTTTTCCAATTAATTGGCTCACCTGTTCGTGAGTCAGCAAGAAAATCTTGAGGAGTGGGACCCGAAGCAAAGTCAGGATCTTGGCCGGTAGTTGGGTCTGTCGAAATAAACTCAGGCTTTTCATACAGCTCGGTTTCTACTTCTTCTTCGGGCGTTCCAAAACCTATGTTTGAAAAATCAACGCTAGGAAGATCTGCGCCCGACCCTAAATCCGGCTTAATCACGTCAATCATCTCACCTGCCGCAAGACGCTCGGCTGAATACTCCTGACCCGGGATCAATGACTCTTTAATCTCCATGCCCTGAGTCGTGGGATATCCAGTCTGGTACGTGGTATCCAGATACTGGTTAACAGAAAGATCTGGAGAAGCTCCGCTTATCGGTACAAAAGGCTGCTCATCCGGTGCGTCAGGCTGGTCTTGAACCGTGAACATCGGTACATCTTCTGCTGTTGGAGAAGGCACCAAAGAAATAGGCTCTCCCTCCGTAGTGGTCGCTAGTTCTTCCGAGGCTAACGGCTCAGTGACTACTAGGGGAGCCGTGTCTACCACGGGTTCTGTCGTAGTTGTAATTACCGGCTCAGTTGTCGTTTCAATCACCGGTTCTGTCGTTGTTTCCGTAGTGGTTTCAAACGGAGTTAAAGGCTCAGTCGTAGTTTCAATTACTGGTTCTGTAGTAGTTTCAATTACTGGCTCTGTCGTAGTCTCAATCACTGGTTCTGTAGTAGTTTCAATTACTGGGTCAGCAGGTCGTTGTACTACATCTGTTGTTCCGGGTGCGGACTCGTCAGTCGGCTTGTCCGTAGTGGTCTCAATTAAATCTTCTGCCGGGGTCGTAGTCTGGAAAACAGAAGTAACCGTTGGGTCTGCACCCTTAACCGTGTCTTTCGTATAACCCAGATCGTCTAGCTGAAGATCGCCGGAGGCTACCAGTTTTTGTTGAAGACGGTTTAATCCCGCAGGCATTGTTGTTTCTTGGGTCGTGGCGGTTGCTGTAGGAATTACATCCTCTTCTTCGTCTTGGGTATACACTCGACCAGTAAAATCAGGCAAGCCCGCAAAACTTCCTATGCCACCTCCCATTTGAGCAAACGTGGGCACAGTGATTTGCGTACCAATACTAGGCAGAAAAAAGTCCATCGAAGGAGGAGCCATTGTTTCACGTGAAAAAGGCTGACGGGCCAAGGGTCCTGTTTGAAGGAATCTGTTCATACGGTTTACCATACCACCTTCTGCTAACATTAAGTCAGCAGAATCTTTAGCTGCGGGATCAAATTCAGCGTTAACAGATCGAATATTGGCCGGGTTAAACACAATAGTTACGTTTCCTGTCAAAACTTCCGGTTTTTCGCTACCTTCTCTCCATAAAACATCGTCTATATCACGGAAAGTAACGCTGTCGTAACCCTCTTCTTGGGCTTTTTTAAGTTCTTGAGTAAAGAACTCTTCTTTATACTCGTTCCCCTCTTTGCCGCGCAACGGAATAACCATCTTTTCTCTACCCCTTTTTAAAAAAAGAGGAAGGACTTGAGGAGCTTCAGGGTTTAGGGGTTGCTGACCAAATGCTTTTAAAAGCGCGTCGTTGGCTTTTCCATAGAAACCTTTTGTAAATTTTTCTGCCGCTCTAATCAAAAAGTTTTTTGAAGTAGCGTAGGGTTCTAAATCAGTTTCAACATAGGTTGAAGCCATTCTAGGGTTATCCGTAAAGAAAAACCCTAACTTTGCGTCTTTAGCTTCGGTGTACGTCCCGCGTTTGTTTGGATCAAATTCTCTAAAATTTACGTTAGTGCCGTGATAAACAGGGCGGGTGATGTCAAAACCAAGGTCTACGGCCCTTTGTAAACGAGGGTCCGCGTTTGTTTGCATTTTTATTAGATCTTGAAGTTGGTCTTCTAAATCATATTTTTGTCTGGTTAATTTACTTATGTTTTCTTGCGTATTCTGCACTGTTCGAGGATTTAACGTCGCGTTGTTAAGCGACGCGGATGCTTGATCTTTAACCAGCCCTGAATCAAGTCTTATGATTTCCTGATCCAGTTTATTAATTTCACTTTTTAATCCAGAAAAAGGATCTTCCGTAGTAGGCGTTGTGGAAGGTAACTGTTCCGAGGGGCGTAGTTCAAAAGGCAGCTCCATTTGCTCGTTTTCAGATCCTCTTATTTTACGAGCCATACCTGCCATACCGGGAATAAACCCTAGCCCAGCAATGCCTAGACCGGCTATATCACGGTCTTTTAACGCTTGTAATACGTCTGTAGCAGCGGTTACATCACCAAGAACAGGGATTTCGTCGGCTGTTCTAAGCAAGGTTCCAGCTCGACGGTACGCTTCTCTGTCATCTCCTAAAGCACCAGCCAAAGTCCTTTCGGCCATGTCACGGTAAGTTTCTTCTTCTGGAATGATTTGTTGAAACGGACCCGCTTCTGGTGGCACGGGGTCCGTGAAGCGTTGGTTATACGCCGCGAGTAACTCAGCAGGGCTAAGTTCTTGTTCAGCCATAGTACGCGCTTGCCGCTATGTTCATACTACCCTCGCCTTCTTCCCAGTCGTCCGTGGGAATTTGTACAAAATTACCCTGACGATAACGCATCAGGGCCTGTGTCAAGCTGTCTACCAAGTCGTCGTGGGTGCCGTTGGGAAAAGCTGCACATTCTTCAATGACATCTTCAGCCCACCGTTCCTCCGGTGCCCAGATCATACCCGCTTCAAATAGCGGAGAAATCGAATGCACTCTTGACAGTTTATCGTTTCCTCTGCTAGGCGTAAAGTTTACCACAGGTATTCCCATGTTACGCAACTCATGCGTGAGCGGCATTCCAGAGGCTTTTGCCTCAATTATGACCGTTTCGGGGTCCCAGAACTTATACTGGTCCATGGCAATTTCTTTTAGTTCAGGAAAATCCCACCGACCCTTCTGTGCATCCAGCAATATCAGGTTAGGCTGACCCCCTATTTCCATGGGATAGAACACCCCCCACGTGGTAATAGCAGAAAAGTCGGCTGTTTCGCGCTTCGAGAACGCCGTATCGTAGCTCTGGATGACATACTGCAGGTTAGGAACCTCGTCTTTCTCCCACACTTTCCACCATTCGCGCTTCAAAATAGACAGTTCTTCCGCTGTCGGGTCCTGTTGGTACTGGGCATTCCACTGGTACGCGGGCACTGATGCCTTAACCTGCTCTAATTCCTCCCTTTTCCAGAATTCAGGCCAAGTTGGCTCCCCAGACGGTAATATCGCCGGTAATTCGACCACCTCCCACTGGTCTGCCATCGAATCCTTGGTCATTTGCCGGATCAGATTTCCCGTCATATCCTTCTCTGACCACCGGGTTTGTACCAAAACGATAGATCCCCCCGGCTGTAAACGCTGTCTGGGACCCGCTGTGTACCATTCCCACGCATTTTCAAAGCCACTGGCCGACATGGCCGTCTGTTCCGAGTGCGGATCGTCAATGACAATCAAATCACCACCACGACCCGCTAGGTTTGAGCCTACACCCACCGCGTAATACATCCCGCCAGACTTGGTGTCCCAGCGTCCGGACGCTTTACTGTCAACCGACAGCTCACAATCCTCGAAAATTTCCTGATATTCCTCGGTTTCCAGCAGATTTTTGACTTTTCGTCCAAAATTTACCGCAAGTTCCGTGGTGTGTGTCGCCTGAATGATTTTCATCGCAGGATTTCTCCCGATCATCCACGCCGGGAACAGATAACTAGCGAATTCGCTCTTCGTATGACGAGGCGGCATGTTGATAATCAGCCGTTTGATCTCGCCCCGCGCAATTTGTTCCAGCTTTTCTGCAATAATATAGTGGTGCCGCCCTGCAATGAACTCGGGCCACATGCTCTTAACAAAGGGTATAAATTCATCGTGACACGTCTCTACGCGCTCTAACTGCTTCAAACGCAGTTCAAGCTTCAATTTTTGTGTTTCAAGTTCCGTGCCGATAGGGAGGCTCATAGGGGACCCTAAACTAATGCCAAATACAAAGAATCATAGTCAATCGGCGCAGATAAACTCAAAGAAGGTTCCGTTTTGTTTAGCCCAAAGCGCACCAAATCAAAGATCTGGGGACCCTTAAACAAGAATACCGTGTAGTCCCGGGCCGTTTTGCCAAGCTTTTTAACCAGCACCCACACATTCGCCTCCGAATGCTTCACCGCAAACGCTACCTGATGCGGACTTAACTTGACCACATTGCCCTTGGATACCTTCAATTCGATTAAATGAAAATTATTTTTTTCATCGCATAACAAAATATCCGGGATTCCCGGAGTACTGGCATTCTCAATGCGAGTCAAAATAACGTCGTTACGAGCTTTCAGGAGTCCCGACTTCAACTGACTCCAAAACTGGCTTTCCGGCTTCTGGCTCAAGCACCTCACCTTCAATAATCTTAGGCTCTTCCCCTAACTGACGTTTGATATCCAAAATGGCTTTTTCTACATCGGCCTTGGACATGGAATCTATCGATCCGTGACGGATCTCGGAGCGTGAAACGTACAAATCCGCAGCTTGACCACGACGGTACTCCGCTTGGACAGCAGCAGAGTAAGCTCCGTTCTCGATTGCCGCATCAC